TGTTGACTGCTCTGGCTCAGTGTTTAAGTCTGTTATAACTTCGTCTAGTTCATCATTTAACTCATAATCGACTTCGCTTTCATCTACTAAATCATATCCCTCAAGCAGTTCTTCTTCGCTTTCTCCTAAGTCTATTAATTCATCAGCTATATCACTACCTAAATCATCAGGTAAATCTTGACTAAGTTTAACCCCTGTTTCTTCTTCTCGTGTTTCCGCATCTTCTACGTTTTCTAAGTCTGTAAATTCTAAAGGTTGAAGCGTTTTAAAGTACAGTTTAAGGCTCATTTGATTGTAAGCTAGTATGCTATCAAAAGCATCTATTAAAAGCATCTGAAATGGTCTTATAACGGTGTTATCCATTAAGGTACTAGCAGTCTTTAATTCTTCTGCATTATTACCTAAACCGCTACTATCTTTAATTCCTAAAAGCATAGGACTAACAACCCTGTGTGATACCATAACTTTCTTAGAACTTTCATCACTTAGAAATTGATATTGTTGATGCGCTTCGCTTAATTGTATTGGCTCAATAGTTGCTGCACTTTCTGGATTGTCGTTAAACGCTAGTATAAATTTACCTGCATTACTTGAACCGCTAAACTTTGAATATATTCTATTTTCTAACGCTTGGCGTTCTTCTGCGTTTGGTGTTCCGTTATTGAAATTGATGAGCATTGACGGTGCTAAACCGTTTAGGATATTGTTTAAGTGATAGTTGCTTATCTCCTGCTCTAGTTCTGCGTATTGTAAACCACCTGCATAATCAGGACTAGAATAGTATTTATATCCTGCTCTATAAGGCTTTACGTATATAATCTCTATATTTTCAGTACTACAACCAAAAGCAGGTATTCTAGTTGTGTGCCCTACGTTCTTAACCTTTGCCCAGTTGTCAGAATAGTAATATGCTTCTATTTCTCCTTTGTCGTTACATTTTTCAGCTCTTAAGTTTTCAACAGGTATATGTTCAACTTGTGCAATGGTTTTTTTATCCTTAGAATAAATTACCTGCATAGCGCATTGACCCATAAGTTTAAGGTCATAACATAATTTACGTACCATATCTTTATGAAACAAAGAAAGCATTTTAGCGTACTGTTCAGGCTTTTTATTTGAATTTAAAGCATCTAGTCCACGACCGTAAATCATTTCACTAATTCCGTTTATAATAGCGTTATTTGTTGGGCTACCATTGTAACGGTCAATTAAGTATTTAAAATAATTGTTATCAGCACCATAAGAAACCCATTCCTTATTGGACTTCTCTACAATATCTGGCGTTGTGTAGGTACTTAAATTTACTATCCTTAAATCGTTCATATTTATATTATTATAAATTCGTTATCCGAACTTTCTTCACTTATATACTTGTCTTTATTTACGCTGTAATATTCATCATTACTTTGATTAATTGCTTGGTCTGTGCAAAAAATCTTATCCTTATAAATTATGTTATTTGAATAACTAACCTCTAATATATAAAAGTCACTTTCAGTTAAAGCACCAAAAACAGCATCAAAAGAAATGTAATTACCATCAATAACAGAAGTAGCATTAACTGTAATAGTTTTATTTGTGCTTTCACTTGTTAATTTTAGGCTCAATGTACCTACAGTAAATTCTCTAGGAATTATCTTAAAGGTTTTATTACCGCTTGTGGTTATCAACTTCATATTAATATATAAATAAAAAACAAATATTTTGTATTGTGTAGGTATAAAAAAAGGGCTATCCGTTAAGATAACCCCATTTTACAAGTAAAAGTATTATTTATGCCGTTGGGTCAATTTGAACCGCTGAAGCATCAGCAGTAATAACTGCAGGTGTTACAAAGTAAGGCGGTGCAGTTTCTTGTGCATTTACCGTTAATGTGTAACCAGTTAAATCTCCCATTGCAGCACCTGTAACGATAGTTCCACCGTTTACATCGCCGCCATTTTCAAGTCCTACTAAAAAGAAGTTTGAATTGTAATCCTCAACCACAATGTGAGGTCTTGCGTGAGCGATTAATTTAAGTTCTTCTTGTGTAGCTTTGTCTTGAAAGGTCAAAGTCATATTTAATGTAGTATCGTAAAAAGTAGTTCCGTTTTCTCTGCTTGAAGTAATAGCAGTTTCCATTGAACTGTTACCTTTTACGTCAAACTGAAACCAGTCTGGAGTTCCAGAAACCCCTGTAATTTCACCTGCTACGATTGTTGCATCTCCTAAAGTTCCATAATCTGCAAAGTAAATAGTTTTAATACCACCTACTGCCGATTTACAAGGTACTTTACGTCCGCTTGTTATTGAGCATCCCATATTTTTAAAGTTTTTTAAATAAAAAAGGGTAGGCAATTTTACCCACCCTTTTAAATTTGATTAGTTAATTATTATACAGTTTTTCTGTAAACGATATCTGTTACCTGTGCATACTGAACACCAGCAGTAAATCTCATTACTACACGTACATTCTGTGAACCATCATTCTCTGCCATATCAATTACTCGTACTTCGTTTAAGTCATTTAAAAGACCTGTACCAAAGAATAAGTTAGATTTTTCAGCAGCGATAATAGTTCCTGCAGCAGCACCTCTTGTAGCTACTACTGGAATACCATCAAAGAATAAAGAACCTAAAGACTGGTTATTACCTTTGTTTTCGTAACCGTTAGCTCCTACTCCTCCTGACTGGAAGCCACCTAAAGAACGTGTATAAGCACGAATTACATCAGAAGCAGCATATATGATTAAATCTTCTGAGCCGTAAACAGCAGTAGGAATTGCATCTACAACAGCACCTAGTTCAGCTACTACATTTGCAGAAGTAATAGCAGCACCTGTTAAATCTTGTCCTGCTGGTAAATCTCCATCAGCTTCTAATAAAGTTGCAAAGCCGTCAAACTGTCCACTTGTTGCAGTAGAACCACTCCAGATGTTTTTTTCTGTTCTATCAGCTACTTTAGAGGCAACGTGTCCGATTACAAAATCAGCAAAGTTTGGAGCTAGGCTATCAAAAGCACTGTATCCCATTTGCTCAGCTTCCCAAGAATCGTGTAAATCTTTCTTACAGATATCTAAGTTTACCTGAAATTCCTCTGGTTGTAGGATAGCCTCTGTTAAAGTTAGCGTTCCTTGTCCAGTTTGGAAGTCACAAGATGCATCTTTTACGATGTCATCAGTAGCAGCCTTTTGAATTACAGATTTAAATTTTACGTTTGGCATTACGGTAATTAAACCCTTGTCCAAAGTGTCAGCAGATAGTAAAGCAGCAGCAATGTATTTGCCACTAAATTCACCTGCATAAGTTGTTGTTAATGATACACTCATTTTATTTAGTTTTTAGTTGTTATTAATTGTTTAGTCTTGCCATTACCCTATCAATAGTAGTGCTTTTTCTGTTTTTAGAAACACTAAATTTTGATATAGCTTTGTTACCCTCTGGGTTTGATACGATAGGCTCTGCGCTTGGCTCGTTTAGTTCAGCTTGTACTTCTTCTGGTACTTCGTTTAGCTCTACTTTTTCGTGTTTAGCTAGTTCCTCTGTTAAAAGGTTGCCTAAGTCCTCGCTTAAATCTTCTTTTGGTTCTAGCATTGCTTTGATTTCTTCAATCATACCTTTAACCTCTGCTAGTTCTTCTTTAGTAGCATAGCCTAAAGACTCTTTTTCTTCTTCTTCAGCTGCCTCAACCTCCTCAACCTCTTCAGCTTCTTCTTCAGCTTCAGCTTCTTTGATTTCAGAAATTACACCCTCTTCTGCTACTACTAGTATTTTACCATCTTCAAGAGCGTACTCTCCAACAGGTAAAGCTACTTTCTCATCTTCTGTAACGATAAACACCTCTACACCACTTTCAAACGCATCAGCTTCAATTACTGTACCGTTATCTAGTTTAGCTTGTTCTAGCTTAACCTCTTCGTTAAGGTTTAGAACGTCTTTGATTTTTTCAATCACGTTGTTTGATTTCATACTTATATATAATTTAGATTAATTTAATTTGTATTTTCGTTATGCTTTTTTCTGAATTACGAACCATTCTATACCGTCACTCCAGATAGCAATACCCTCGTAATCTTTGTTTATTCTGTATGGGTTTGAACTACCGTCTAAGTTTTGATTAGCTGCTGGTGTAATATCGAAATGGTCAGATGAACTAAAAGTACTGTCAGATATAAACCTTATTTTTCTGTTTGCGTGTGCTACTGCATCTGGTAATGTGTAAACTGCCGTACCGTTGCCACCAGTCCACGATAGCTTAAACATAAAAGTATCGTCATATATAGACTGGTTTAAATCTACATCAACCCCAGCCTCTGCTGTTATATCAGTAGATACAAAGTAATTTTTAAATTTAGATACGGTTGCTTGTTTAGTATCTCCGTTTTGAACAGTTGCAATTAACTCACTGCCTTGTAAATCTGTTGCTGTTGGTAATGCACTTATTTTTGAGTTTGCCATTATCTCTCTATTTTAAAATTATTTTCTTGTAGTAAAAAATCTCCGTTTTCTAAAAGTATAAAGTTTTCGTTTTTAGAAGTTGAACCAATACCCTGCGCTATAATATCACCATTACAGCACTCAATAGAATAAGCATCTCTATCCCTACATAAACAACCTCTACGACCGTTTCTAGGACTTGTTTTACTTGGCGTAAAATACTTAGACCACTTAATCATTTTCTAACTGTTTAAGTTTAGCCTCTGCCCACGTTTTAGCTGATTTGCCACCCCATAATAAAAACGAGATAGTACCACAGGCTTCTTTATCTTCTGGCTTGTAATACGCTTCTGCTCTTGATAAATAAGAGTACATTCTCTTTATGGTTTCTTTGCTTATTGGCTTACCTTGTGCTAATTGTTGTGCTCTTACTTTACCTACTTGTGTAGCACATTTATTATTAACAGCCTCATTAAGTTTTAAACCTCTTTTAGCGTTATTACTTACTGAACTAGGATAGTCTGAGTAGCTTTCTAAAACCATTTTTTTACCACCCTTTACACGCTTATCATTTTTAATAATAGCTTTTATTTCTGCTAGTAAGTACTCTGCTTCTTCTTCTTCAATAGCTGCTAGTTCATCTTTTATGGTTTGGTCTTTTGGTCGTTCCATTTTATCAGCAAAATAACCCTCGATACTAAAACCTTTTACCTTTCCTGTCTTTACAAACTCATTCCAGATAGTATCATTGTTTACTTTAACACTACCCACCCAAGAACCTAAAGGTAAGTCCATTCCAAACTTTACGCTTTTATCGTGTACTTTATCCTCCACTATCCAGCTTTCCACTAAACTTAAACCCTCAACCTCGTATTTATGCTCTAGTGTTGAGTTGTTTTGTTTACTGTTCATTAAATACATTTGAGACGCTTTTAAGACAGTATCTTTTGAAAAATATATGTAGTACTCATCTTCTCCATTACGTCTGTAAATAGGCTTGTTTGGTATTAATAAAGCACCCATTAATATTCTACGCTCTTTATCTACTTCTGCTAGTTTAAACTCTTGGCTTTTTAAAGCAATAAAATCTTCTTCAATAGCAGGACTTTCTACTACGCTAATAGCTTCTATCCCTAGTTCGCTTTCCTCGTCTAATATTAGTTCGACTATTCTCATAATAATATATAATTAAATTTATTTATTTTTGTTTTTTATATAGTTGCACCCTCAATAATGTTATTATCTAAACTTTGTGCTGTTGTTACATCATTTGAAACTACATAAGCCTTTACTGGCTCGTTTGTTTGACTTGCAACCGCATCAGATAAAACACTTGTTTCAGTTGCACCTACTACATTAAAACTTGGAGGGGTTGGAGCACCACCACCGCCACCAGTAGGAGCAGCTGGAACTGTAGAAGCACCGCCACCGCCACCGCTAGTGTTTACGCTTTTAATTGTAGCAATATTTTTAGCTGCTACTGCACCTGCTAAAGCAGCCTGTACTACTGGATATGCAGGGAAGAATGTCGTAATGGGAGATTTTTGAGCTGTCGAATAAGCGTTTTGTACACCCTCAACACCGCTTATAGTTGCACTTGCAATAGCTAACGCTTTACCTATTTTACTATCTTTACCTGCTAATTGAGATATTTGAGAAAACGTATTAGCAGCGTCACCTAGTGTTTGTTTTTGCCTAAGTTTATCTAGTTCTGCTTTTTTGTCATTTTCTTTTTGTTCTACATCAGTCCTTAAACCTGCATAGTATTTAATCACTTCTAGTTTCTGTTCCTCACTTGCATTTAGTTTTTCTAGTTCTGATATCTTTTTCTCTTCTTCTAGTGTTAATTTTTCGAGTTCAGTTTCAGCTTCTTTTTCTTTTTGTTTTTGCTTAAAATCTTCCTGTATTTTTTCAATATCAGTTAAACGTTTTTCTTCTTTTGCTGCTGCTGCTTCGTTTCTTTTATTTTCTTCATCAACAAGTGCCTTATTTGCTGCGGCTTCCTCACGTCTAGACGTCAATAATTCAGTACTTAATCTCTTTTGTAAATTAAGCCTTTGCGTTTCTAACTGTATAACACTAGCCTCTAATTGTGCTGCTTCGTTTAAATCATCTTTATTGCTTTTAGTTAATGCGTTTTCAGTTTGCTTTGCTTCTAATCTTAGTTTAGCTACTTCAACCTCTTTAGTTGCTAGTTCATCACTTACACGCCCAGCTTCTTCTAAAAACTTAATTCTTTCTTGTGCAGTAAATTTGTCTTTATTAACCGCTTTTTCCCTTAGCTCAGCTATCTTTCTTTCTGCTTCTGCTCGTTCTACTATTAAATCTCTTGCTTTTTTTTCTGCGTTTGCTCTTTGGTCGGCAATTTTTGCTGCTGCTTCTCCATCTGCTTTTATTTCTTTGCCAAACTCTTTAACCGACTCAACAGCAGTATTAACACTATCTGTAACACTATCAACACCTAAAACAACCTTACCAACACTATCAGCAGCTATCTTACCTGCTTCTTTAAAATTACCTTTAAATAGTTGCTCAACTGCTTTACCTAAGTTTGGTATTAAGTTTAATAAACCCTCAAACCTTGTTACAATATTATCTTTAATTAAATTAGCAAAGTCCGTTATTGACTGCTTAGGGTTTTCAAAAACGCTTATAATGTTCTCCCCTAAATCAGCTAATAAGTCTAAAAGGTTTCCAGTAACGCTACCTATAACGCCTAGTATTTTAGCAAATTTATTTTGACCCTCTTCACTTCTTGTAAACGCTTGACCTAAAGATGTAATAGCTATCAATAATGCACCAATACCAGTACCTATAATAGCAACCTTTAAAGATTTAAACCCAGTTGTAACGCTAGTTATAGCGCCCTTAAACGCTGCAAATTTAGAAACAGCACCGCCAGTAGCCTTATCAAGAGTCCCACTCATTGCTTGAGTCGATTTACTAGTATCTTGGACTTCTTTATTTACACCATCAATACTTTTTTCTAAATTATTTAACCCTTTAACAGCGTCTTTACTATTAACGTTTAAATTAATTGTTTTTTCTATTGCCATTTTATCTCTTGTTTTAACGTTTTATAACCCTCTTTTAAAGTTGTGGGTAGTTTATATTTACCTTGTGCTATTCGTAAATTTTCAGTTTCACCGTTTGCGTATTTCAAACTCTCTAATATTAATTTTATCATATCTTTTTTTAGTCTGTTGTTTCAAATAAATCTGTAGGTATTCCTGATGCATCTTCACCATCAATACTATATTGAGGCTCTATACTTATTTTATAAGTTATTCCAGAATCTAAGCCTGTTACTCCTCCAGTTGTGACCGCTGTCCCATAATTTACATTAAGTTCACCATCTACTAAAACATCATACCCTATAAAATTAGCTTCTGATTGTAAAGAGTCCCACTCTAAACTTATTGAGCTAGATGTAGTTCCTGTTGATACAAAATTTTCTACTCTTGGTAAAAAGCCAAACTGTCCGTTTTCTATTTGTGAAACGCTTTCAGATAATGTGTATAATTCTAAAGTACTTTTATTAGTTAATAGATTTGTTTTAATAGTGTTTATTCTATATAAAGTATTAGCTATTGTAAAAGTGTCGTTTAACTTTAGTTTTAATATTATTGATAATGGTAAATAAGCGTCTATTTTTAAAACTCTACCCTGTCTATTATATACATCTGTAATATAATCTATATAATATTTACTAAATAAATCAGTTCCTTTTACCTCTCTAAAATACTCATCTATTTCTGTACCGAAATTTAATGTAGAACTAGAACTGGTAACGTTACCGCTTGTATTTACATATACTTGGCTTGGTCTATTATAATAGTTTATAGTTTCTAACCCTGTCCCCGCTGCGTTTCTTATTTGAAGTTGGTTAGGGTTGTCTTGCCTTTCTATATACAATAATAAAGGCTTACCAATAGTAGGCTTAAAGTCTTTATCTAACATAGCACCCTGTCCTATATTACTTAAAGAAAAAGTGTCCTCGTTGCTCAACCTTTCGTACATCATTTTTTCAAAGTCTAAACTTATATTATAGTTCCCACCGTCCCAGTCGTTATTACCTACTTGTTCGTGTGCAAATTTAACACCGTTTATTTCTTCTGCTTTTTCTACTAAAAAACTTTTTTTACTTTTAAAATCAAATGTTACATTTTTAAACTGTTGTAGTTTTTCTATTGTAGATTTTTCAATATCAACATACTTGGTTATTTCATAAGTAACGCCACTGTTATAAAAGTCGCTTAACGGTAAAACTTTCATTTTGTTACCATCTTTAAAAGCTACTAAGTTAAACATCTTAAATATATTTGTTAAGAAGTCTATAACTTTCATTTTAGGCATTTGATTACCTACTATAAATTTATTTGATAAACTTAAATTTGGTGCTGTGTAAGTTCCTGTAAAATCAGTAGTAGTACTACCTGTTCTTCTTGTGCCTGTTACTGTGGCTGTAAATGATGTTATACTAAAAGTGTCATTAGATATTAAATCTACATAAACATCAAATAAACCTGTCCCATAATTATATACAGAAAATAATTCATTTATAGTGTAACTTGTTGAGCCTGTATAATCAGTTCTTACTAATTCCTTATTATCAGATGCTCTACGAACGACTAAGGTGAATTCATCAGAAGCACTTGCAGGTACAATATTAAACTGCATATTAACGTTTTTTTGTACTCTATAATAATAACTATAAACCTCTAAAAAAACATAAGCCTGTCTAACCTCGTTGCCACTAGTTAATTGAAAGTTATTCGCTTCTGTTGTGGGTTTACCAAACCTATTTGTAATAATAGTTTGACCACCTCCCTCGTCTGACTCACTAGCAAAACCCTTAACTCTGTGAAGCCATAACCATAAATTATTAAAGTCGGTTGTGTTTAAGAACTCATTACTAAACTGTATTTGTGGTACAGTATTTTGTATAGCTTCAATTATTCTACGGACTTTTATAGCAGGTTTTAAATCAAAAGGTGTTAAATATTCTTGTGTTACTGCATCTCTATAACCACTATTTGAGTAACGCATATTTTTACTATGAGTTATTAAAGGTACACAAACATCTAGACTCTCTGGCTCTGTTATAAATTTACTCCTAAGGTTATTATAGTCATAGTCAAAGTTTAAAGAGTCTGGGTACTCTAAAGAACTTAATTCTCTATCGTTTAGTAAGTCTTTTAGCTCAACTGTTTCACCAAAGAAAACTAATTTATAAGTATTTGGAGAATTATCTTTTAAAGAAACACCGTTTAATTTTAATTTACCCTTTTTATAATCAGCACCGTTTAATTTTATTAATGCATCAGCCTTAAATCTAGCATCAAAACTATTAACTACATTAGGGTTCTCGTAATGCTTAAATATTTTAGAATTATTTTTAGAAGCAGGTACACTAAACTGCTGAGAGAATGCAGTAAATATCTTGCTAGGGTCTTTTAAGTTTTTAATACTATCTGTTATGCTTACGCTTTCATCTTTAAATAAATCTAGTTTATTAAATACACCGCCTATCTCGTAATTTGTTATTTCAGTAGAAGTTAGAATATTACTAGATATAGTTATATTTGTTGATGTAATAGCTGTTACAGTTGATGTTAAATTTAAGTCTGGGAAGTATATAGAGTCATTTACTGATATATCAAAATCTGTAAAATCTACACTATAATCAATTAAGATATTAGTGCCAAACGCAACGCCTGTACCACTAACCCCTCCAGTTTTTATGTATAATTCTATTATTTGCATATTATCTAATATTGTTTATAACATCAAAAGCATACTCAATATTTATAGTGTAATTAATTAGCTTATCATTTAACTGTGTTTTATATGCTAGTTCAGATGATGTTATATTTATAGGTAATGTTTTATTATTTATATCAATCCAGCAATCCTCACTAAGTTGCATTTGCTTAAAAACCTCGTTGTATTCTTCTGGGTAAAACCCTGTATTTAAAGTTAGTTTTTCACTACCATTTTTAGTAAGTACTTTGTTTTGATGGTTGCTTATATTGTAAGTACCGTTTACTATTATATTACGTTTGAAATCTTCTTTTTTAGTTGTAAGCGTTTCATTTGACCTTTTGAAAAACCATATATTTTGAAGTGCACCGAACTTATTTATAAAGGTTATTTTATAAGGTTGGTATTTACACTCTTCAATGTTTTGAACTTTGATTAAATCAACTCCATCTACACCGTTTACATTAATAGTATCAACAGAAAATATTAAGCTATCAGTAAAGCTAGTTAAACAGCTACTGCTTTCAAAAGTACCACCGTCTTGTATAACTCTGTTCTCAAAATCTTCAAAAGTAGTGGCAGCATTTTTAACGTATTCTGTTTGTAGGTTATTCTGTGTGCTACTTGAAATTGACTTACTAAATACAAGTTGACTATTAAAATAAAAATCTACGCTTGAAGTTTTAGAAGTGTCAACCGCTAAGGTTAAAAGTTCATCAGCTAGTTTAATTACCGTTTTATTTGACTGTAATAAACTATAATCGTTTTCTGGGTTTGCTCCATCGTCAAAATAACCGTAACCGTAAAAGCCTGTTAAACCAGTAAAGCTGCTAGGTGTTTGAGCTACACCACTAATAAAATTAGTTGTTCTATAATCAACCCAGTAGTTGTCACTTTGATAAAAACCATCAAAATTGTTTTGAAAATAATCTTTAACTAATTCGCTAATCTCAAAAACAGATACACCTTGCACCGCAAAAGACTGTAAGGAGTATGTAGGCTGAGTAGGTCTACTGTTAAATACACCCCCAACTCCTTGTGTTCCTGTGTATATGTATAAGTCTAAGGTTGCACTTGTTAAATTTGTAACTGTCCCTGTGCTTACATAATATGGACTTCTTGTATTAATCTTTGCCATTTATCTTTGTGTTAATTTTATTAAATCTTTATCAAGTCCTATTGAGTAGGCTTTTATTAAATCATCTGGCAACCTCTTAAACGCTGCTACAAATGGTTTAGTAAAAAATAAACTAGGTTTAATTCCTTTTTGGTATATACTTCTTGAAATTAAAAACGCTGTGCTTTGATAACTTAAAAACCTACCAGATTTTCTATCCCTAAACTGTATTCCTTTACGCTTAACCCATTTATTAATACTGTTTGTTAAACCTCCTTTTTTACCTGTGCCACTACCAAACCTAAAAGGACTGTTAGGTGCTTTACTGCTTGATGACTTTCCTCTTACCCCTTTGTCTTGAAACTCTCCGTATTGCTCCATACTAAAGCCTAGTTCAGCACCTTTTTGTGTTAGCTCTATATTATAACCTAAACTATTATAAAGTTTCTTAGTGTCGTTCTTGTCGCTTTTAGATAGGTTGCTTCTGCTTTGCTGAATAACATACTTTGCAAATTTATTTAATTCCTCCTGTATAGATTTATCAGCTAACATATTTCTATATCGTTATTTACCAACACATCAAAAGTTGCAGTCCACCCTGCTACTTTGTTTTCAAACCTATCTACAAAAGGTTCACAGTTTGCATCACCATCTAATTGGTATTTATCGTTATATAAATCTCCACGCCTTAAAACCTGCACTAACTTATTTAATACTGCTAATTGTGTATTAAGTACATCTTGCTCATTATTGTTACCTATAAATATATCTGATGTAGGCTCTTTACTTTCATCTACTATATCCATTGCTAGTATAGAAACGTTAAACCTTAAAACACTTTCCTGTGCTGTTACTGTATTTACTATCAAATGTGATAAAGGGAATATAGACTGCTTAGACAAATCAATATCAAATAAATCACCCTCTGTAACGGTGTTTACATTTATATCACCTAGTAAAGCATCTTTAATAGCTTGGGTTAATAAATAGTATCCTCTTATTCCTGTGTAACTCATTTGAATTTATTTTTAATATTTCTTGCTTCTATTTCGTTTTTTTCTTTTGTGTAAGTTAAGTATGTTAAACACTCGTGTACATTTAGTTTAGTGATATCTTCAAATTTTGTAATATCTCCGTTAGCGATTCCATAGATGGAATTGTACCAGCCCCATTTTGTAGTGAATCCAGATACTGCGCTAAGTTCTGCTCGTTCTGTTTGCTCGAAGAGTTCAGGATAACTGTCGATAAGTCTTTCCCTAAATCGTAAAAAAAAACCATAGCACCGAATACAGCATCTAAAGGATAGTTTTTAGCCTCTTCATTTGTATCTGGGTCGTATTCTTTTAGCGTGTATCTCACACCTTGTTTTAAGTCAATAGGTCTATATAAAACATTCATAGCTCTATGCAGGTTATCATTATCCCCCATAAATGTATCTAAGTCCACGTATTCACCAAAACTTATATTTTCTAAGTCTGGTATAAAACCGTATTTAACACCGTTTAAATCAAACCTATTTAACATCTGATGCTCTACATCAAACATATTGTTTATAATAGTGCAAATATCTGTTATATCTTTTGCTTTCATTGAGCGTACAACCTCAACAGGTACTTTACAAAATATCTCAATCATCTTAGACTGCACCTCTGACTCCTTTGTAATATCTAGTTTTGAAAACTCCTGATACTGTCCTAGAGTGATTTCATTTAACGATGTAGGTATAATTAGCTTTACTTCCATATTAATATATAAACTTTTTTAATTTATTTTAGTAACTAAGATACGGTATATTTACCTCTGTTTGGGTTTTGTAATTGAAACCCTACTGCATAACGAACCGCATCTATTAAGTGGTTATATTTGTCTATTGGTGTATTGCTCTTACGTTCTAGCCAACGATAGTTGTTTAGTTCTTTAATTAAGTTAGTGCTATCTGGACTTACTATAATATCATAATCTTGTAATAAGCTAATACCATAGGTTATGCTTCCCTGTCCTTTTATACTTGGTCTTACGTTACAACCCTTTGCTTTTATCTCGCTAAGTAGTCTAGGCTCTGCACTATCTCCAACAATTAAACCCTCTCTAGCGTGTTTTAAATTAAGCTGTGCTATTTGTGATGTGGTTAGTCTTTGTAAGTAGAAACATTCTTTTAAATAAATACGTTTGTTAGAACTGTCTATATTGACCTCAACCAATGTACTAGGGTCTGCTGCAAAACCATAATCTTGACCCCATACGCTACTGCCTATATGCTTAAATTCTCCTACACTCCAGTTATTAAATATAACCCCCTCTGCTTTGTTTAACCACGCACCTAGCATTTGCTGTTTGTATTTTTCTGGACGTCTTATCTTCATTTGCTCTATTTGGTCTATATAGCTTTTAGATAAGTTCTTTATGTTATCCTTATAAGTAGTGTGTATATATGTAGTATTTTCTTTAGTTGTATTGCTACCCTCTTGCACCCCTCTGTCCTCAAAGAAACGTCTATATATAAAATGTTCTTTTGTTGTTGGGTTTAGTATTAATATTATTCTGTTTGGTTTACCCTGCTGTCTTACTGATAAATCAATAGTATCAAACTTTTGTTCATCGACTAGTTCTTCTGCTTCATCTACTACCCACGTTGTAATACCTTGTAGAGATTTAAGGTTAGCAGTCTGGTCACCGCTTGAGGTTTTTATCCCTCTGAATATTATTTTACTACCAGTCTTTTTGTTTAGTATCTCATCTTTGGTTATGTGAAAGTCTGCTATTGAACCAAACTGTTCTAGCTTGTCTATAAACTCTGGTATAATTGATATATAAGCTGAGGTTAATGTATAACGCGTAAACAGTATCGTGTGACCTTGTTCGTAAGTAAGCATCACTAAAAGGGCGTTTACCGAAAAAGACTTTCCAGAACCACGCCCACCACTCACAATAAAATACCTACTATCGCTATCAACAATAGGCATATATTTCTTTTTTACTTTAATCAACGAACTTTATTAAATCTCTAAAATTAATGTTTAAGCCCTCACTAGAGTTGATGTCTACACTTTCCTTAGGTTTGCCATAACGATAGCTTAAATACAGCTGTACAGCTCTCATATCGCCTTTAGCCACTAACTCCCCTAGTTTACTTATAGCTTCGTCTTTGTCTATTATAGCATCTAAGCGCTCAATTAGTTTTTGTTCTATTGCCTTTGGTTTACGCCCAGCACCTTGCCTAGCTCCACCATTATTTTTTCTGTTATCCATTTTGAAATAAATTGTTTATTCAATAATATATAAACAGAATTATATTTTTTTAGAACATTCTTATTTGTGCTTTGTGTTGGTCTATTCTTTTTATAGCTGCATCGTAATAGTCTTTATCTAATTCACAAGCGGTCAAATCATATCCTAAATTATGACAGGCTATTGCTATACTTCCAGAACCTAAATGAGTATCTAATATTTTATCTCCCTCTTTTGCGTAATTCATTAAAAGCCACTCGTAAAGTTTAACGGGTTTTTGTGTTGGGTGATATTTTTGTTCAGCACTTGTATTGCCCTCTAAATTTCCATAGTATCTATAATTATACATTTTAGCAACTTTATTAAAACTTGTGTATGCAAGTTCACCATCTGCAAAATTTGGTACTGGGTTTCCTTTATACCAAAAAATAAAACCTTTGCATCCGTTTTGCCATAAATAAGGGAAGTAGTTTCCTCCCCAAACAATTTGGTTTTTACTCACTCTTTGCAATTCTATAAAATATTCATTTGTTGGTATTGCATTATCCCAGTTACCTTGCTTGTATTTATTTGCTTTGTATCTATTGCCACTACTATCCTTGTTTGTTCTGTTAAATTCGCCAAAACCAATCCCATAAGGTGGGTCTACAATAGCAAGGTCAAAGTAGTTATCTTCATACCTCGCCATCAGTTCCATATTGTCCTCGTTTGTTATTAGCATAGTACAGGGTTTTTAACTTTCTTGTTTAGTATAGCACCTTTTACTTCCTTTATAGTCTTACGCTTTACTCTAGTCTTTATTAATGCGTTAAATGGGTCTAGTCGTGTTTGTTTAAATTCTGTTACTGTTTCTATATCCCAGCCACTTAAAACGTCTAGAACGTCTTGTATTTCTTTTATAGTTTTTTTTGTTTGTTTTTTCTTTATTTCTTTTTTTATTTTGTCTTGTTCTGAGTTAAAGAACGGTTTAGATAATACTAAGTTTAGCTCTCTTATTATTTGGTCGTGTTTCTTTTTATCCTCAAGAGTTATTACGTTTATACTATTAACGTGGTGCAATATATTACAGTGACTTTTTTTTATTATATCTCCCACTTCTTTAAATGTAGCGCCGCTTTCATAGGCTAGTTTACTAAATACCTTTTTAGCATAAGAGTAATTTCTTTGCCTTGTATCTAAAGAGATATCTAAATTGAATTTTTTGTTTACTGCTTCTTTTATTGTTTCTAATTTCATATTTATTTTTAGTTAAATTCTGTATGCTCTAAGCACTCACTACAAAGGTTGTCGTTTAATTGGCTTGGTTCTGCATTACAACAGTCTGAGCCTATGTACCTTTCTGTATGTGGGTTGTCTATTGCATATTGTATTATTTGTTTTACTGTTTTCATTTTGTCTATATTTTATTATCTATAACTTCTATTAAGTGTCTAAGGTCTGACCGTTCCCATTCTCCCAGTTTAACTCCGTTAATATTAAATTTAAAATAGTCTTTTCTTTCTGCTTTTTTTATTTCTATATTTATATACATATTAATCTAATTTAGTGAATTCTGCTGTTTGGTTTTTATTATGTTCTTCTTTGTTTTGAAAGTAGTTATCTACTAGTGCATCAATTATAACCAGCTCATCAATAGAAGCGGTTTTAACCTTGTGTATTAAGCTATCTATTTTGTTTAGTACATTTGTACACATCTCTGGGTTGTTATGATACACTGTATTAAAACCCTCTTGATATACTCGCTCTAGTATCTTTGATGTTTTATTTACTTGTAGCTTTACGTTTTGCTTAAATGCTTTACTGCCTTTTAAATCATCGTTAGCCTCTAGTAGTAATTGACTTATCAATACGCATTTTAAATACGCTAAGTGTCTGTCGTTTATAGGTTCGTCATAAACCCCTCTCACTTGTTCTTGGTGTTCTAGTTCTTTTTGTTCCATTTGTTTATAGTATTCTATTTGTTTTTTTCTATCCATTGTTGCTGCTGCTCTCTTAGGTATTCTATTTCTCTGCGTAAATAATCTGCTGCTTTTTCTAAGTCTTTTAACTCATCGTCTTTTTTACCGCTCCTGCAGATATACTTAATTATATTTCCCCTATTGAAGTTTAGCTCATAATCTTTTATAAAGTCTATAACATCATAGCCTTTACCGTTTTCGTAATGTAAATAAGTTGCTCGTTTCATAATTTTTTAAGTTCTAAGTGTTTTATATCATTATATTTATATTTTACTAATATGTCTTTTTTACCCCATTTTTTCCTAGTATAAAACTTATTATAATCTGTTTTTGTTTCTGTGTATTCTTTTGTATTTAATTTTATGTGGTCTAAAAGGTCTGTTCTTTTATAGATACTAAAACAATTTAATTCCATAATAAACATAGCAATGTAATAAGCTGAACCCCTTAACCACCCTTTATTACCATTAACATTAGTAATCTCTAGCCATATAGTTTCTAAGTGCCTATTACCTTTTACATCAACCCCATAACCGTTCACATAACAATCAATATGTTTATACCAGTCATCTTCTTTACTTGCATCTTTATATTCTAACCCAACAGATAAAGACTTCTCTTTAAATAAATTTTCATAATAATCACCATCAAATTTACATTGACTATATCTACTTTCTTTAACTTTTAAACTCATAATAATGCTAATATTCTCAAATCTTCTTGTATATCTTTAATCATTGCTACTGCATCTTTATAGTCTTGGTTCTCCATTGCCTCAAGTACTATGTCTAGGTCATATACAAATCTAATCATTTTAAAATAATTCTGTTTGGTTTACGTTTTGTTTTTTTATTATACCTATTGCGGTTTCTAATATTGTTTTACCTGCTTCATAATCAACAAGGTTTCTTGCTATCTTATTCATTCTTTGTTCCCCTTTGTACTTTCTAAAATCATAATCGTGAAATTCAGACAATACACTTATTAAATTTTTTGCTCTACTTAAATCTGGGTTTTTCCGTTTACTTACAATATTGGGCAAGTTAAAGTTAGTCCAGTACAAATGTCTGTTTCTTTCTAGTGCTGGAATTAATGGAGTGTAAAATGGGATAACATTTTCAACAACATATTTACCGTTAAAGAAATTATCTAAAAATATTATTTCTTGATATAGCTTCATATCAGGGTACTTCATTTCACGTTTTGATTTCATCGATATATTAAATCTGCTATGAGTTGGGCAAGGCGGAGAACTCCAGATAAAATCAAATTCTTTGTAATGGTCAAGTAAGTATTGGTGTGCGTCTGCAACTATTACTTTATCGTTTTGAAAACGTTCTTGGTATAGTTTAGCAAGTTCTTCATCCCATTCTACTGCTGTAACTTCCACATCTGTAACCTCATCCCACTTGTAACGGTTTCCACCCAAACAAGCATATAAATTTAATATTTTCATTCTGTTCTAAGTTTTAATAAGTGATAGCACTCTGCATATTTTTGACGTGCCTTACCTTTGTATTCTTGTTTAAATAATTCGTACATCTTTTTAGTGTATTGGTATTTAGTGTCGCAATCAGCTAAGTATTTTTCTGCAAACTTTTTACCTTTACCTTTAAAGTAGTTTACATTATCTGCTGTATCTCCTATTATCATTTGCTCATAAAAGTTATATAAAGCCTCGTCCTCGCTTATATCTAAAACCTCTTTGTGTTTATAGTGATAGTTGTACATCAGGCAGGGAAACTGTTTGTAGTCCTTATCTATACTTACTATCATAACATTGTTACGTCCTAGTTCGTTTGACAGCTCGTACCAATATCTAGCAACCATATCATCAGTTTCAATTCCATAACCCCAAACGCTGTCGTATTGGTCTTTTACGTATTGGTGCATCTCATCTAATAAAGGCGGTAACTCTTGCTTTTTTCTATTGGCTTTGTAATCGCTTGTAATTAGCTTTCTAAAGTTTCCCTTACTACCGCTAAACGTTAGTACTTTTTCAACTGGATACATATCTTCCAGCTTGTTTACTATGCTCATAAATTGCTCATCAAACTTCGCTTGTGCTTCTTCTATATCTCGATAGTATTTATCATCTTCTGGGTTCTCTCGTTTTTTATAACAAGCTGCAAAGATTAAACTATCTGCATCAACTAGTAGTATCATTCTAAATCTAAATTAAAGCATTCAACTGAACAATAATAATCTCCGTTTGTTTCAGAACCACAACAGGCACACTCTGTCTTTGTATCTGGTTCATCTATATAACTATCTAACCAACTCATATTTTGTATTGTTTTAATTTGTTTTCTAAATCTTCTATTTGCTTATTTAAGTCTATAAGCGTTTTGTTTTTTTCTTCTCGTATAAGTACTATACGTTTTGTTAGTACGCTGTTTTCAACAGTTAAAGCGTTTACATATTGCCCTATCTCTGTCATTCCCTGCACCATATTTTTTAAATCTGTATTTGCAGGTTTTTGTTTACTCCATTCCATAACTAAATCAGCTATGTGATTAAACCAGAGATTATACGACTGTTTTTGTAGTAAAGTCATTAGCTAGATATTCCAATTATAAAACCTAAAGTAACTAATAAAGATGCTAATACTATAAGCGATGCTGTTATAATTAGTTCGCGCTTGTTTTGTAGTTCTATCTCTCTTTGTTTTAAATCTCTCTTAGTGTAAACTTCAATACGCTTACCTTTTACGTCAATGTGTAGTCCTGTTTTTGTCTTTTTCATAATGTTTGTTTTTAAAAAATATCTATATTAACGTTAGCTTCGTGATTAAGGCTTTCATAAAATGTATTCTCTTCAATCTGATTGTTTACTTTTTCTTGTATAACATACCATTCGTTGAAATTGTCTCTTTTATCAACACCATCTTTAAAATATGCTACTCTAATCGTCTTTGGATAATTCATAATGTTTGTTTTATTAATATACCGCAATATACAACTTTATTTTAGTTATAAACAAATAATTAACTATTTTTTTTATTTATTTTTTCTTTTGTCTTAAAATAGCTATCCCAAACACCGCTTTTAACTTCTTCGTTTAAGTTTATTATTGCTGCATCTGTTTCATTTAACAGATAACAAGGCTTTAATACTTTTTTATTATTCCATAGTGTAGTATCAGGACAGTATATATCTTTAGTCTTTAAACCCTCTAAGTTATTTAGCCAGAACATATAGTTACCTTTAGGGTCATTAACTAAGTATAAAGCTACTTTACCTGTCTCAATCAACTTATCGTGCTTGAACTTCTCTAGTATTTTAGTATCATAGTATTTATTTCTAAATTTCATCTCTATAACACACTCCTGTCCCTTTGGGGTTGTGCCTGTGGCGTCCCAGCTTTCACTCCCTTTACCTGTATGGGTTAAGTTCCAACCGTCAAGGTTTAAAAGCGTTACGACTGCTTTCTCCCAGTTATGTATTTTCTCTATCATTTAATTTTGTTATATATGTTATCTAAATCTTTTATCCACATTACTAATATTTTTGGTTTACAGCTACAAGGCTCATAATATCTGTGATTATAATACCTAGCGTGTAACGTGCATAAAAGCCTGTACTGGTCTTTTGTTAGCTTTGTGGTTACATTTGCTTTAAAGTCTACCCAAGCATCTTGGTCTTCTATTCTCATAGCTCTATATTTATATCGTTCCAATCCTCACGCCTTTGGTCGCAACCGCAATCTTTATCTAGTGCCTTGCTAATCTTTTTTACTAACCAATGTATCCCTGTATAGTAAGTAATGTAGTATACTAAATCTCCTAGTCTCATAAGTTTTCTCTTTTAATGTAAAATGCATTTGTGTATTTCATAAGTTTACAATCCCATTGACTTACATCGCTATAATCAATAAAATAAAACTCAGCAGTATTTTTATCTATAATATAAACAAACCAGTATAAATCTATTTTATTTAAACCTTTTTTGTGCGCTTCTTCGTTTACAAGTAAGTGGGAATATTTAGTGTATTTATTAGTTTTAACATCTATTCTCTTACCTTTTAATGTAAAATCAGGGTTCTTGCTTGATTTAAAATCTAATAGATTTGCTAAATTAAAATCTATGTTTTTTTGACTTAAATACTCTATTGCTATTAACTCACCTAAAACTCCTAAAACATCAACCTGTTTGTTTTTAATACCTCTATCAAACCTTTTATTAATTTTATTGTTTTCTTTATTCATTACGCCTCTAGCATATCCAATTTGCTCAGCAATTAACCAGAATGAACTAGGGAAGTTAAATTTAATCATAACTTATTTTTTATATGTTTCTTTGCGTTTGTATATGTATTGTAAAGCGAATAATAACTTATTTTTGTGTTCCTGCTTAGCTCCGCAACGCTTACACCCTTAGAAACTATTTCAAATATCTTCTTATCATACCAGTACATCTCGTTTAAAATACTATCTATTTTATCTCGCTGCTTTGCCCATTCTTTCTCATCTATACCGCTTTCTTGTATTTCTTTTAGTTCGTTTATATCTTCTAAATAAACTTTCTTTTGTCTTAGGCTTGACTTATATAAATTTGTGTAAATACCTCTTAGAACTTTATAGCAATAATAGTGGTTAATCTGGTCTTTATAGTAAAGGTCTAAACCTTTTTTTACATCAGCATCAAGCTGTATGTACATCTCCTGCACAACGTCCTCACTCATTGAGGGGTTGCAGCCGAAACTCTTTACTATGTTATTCCAGTCGCTATGCTTTTTATAAGCTAGTTCTAAAATTGGTGTCATTTATTTATTTTATAAGCCACAATATCCACTGTCGCATTCGTTAAAGTCATCATCAAATAATTCTGTTTGTGTTTTCCATTTTAAAATTTCACTATATTTTACATCACTTCTCCACTTGCTTTTACTTGTTTCTTGGTCTGAAAACCATTGCATTTTTTCTGGGTGTTTATTGTGCATTTTCTTTAATAACAAAGGACTACGCCACCAGCAACCTACACAGTTATTCATATACGCAAACCTAACAGGCTTATCATTCCAAAACTCTTCAATAGTATCTTTGTAAATATTATCGCTTATTAATGGAAATTCTGGTTTACAATATTTATACTCACCCCAAGAGTTTCTACCGTCTTTTAAAGTTGTAAAAGTAGCTTTAACTTTAGTGTATCCCTCATTATCTGTTTTATCCATCATCTTAATTGCTCGTCTTGTTTCGTTTGCACGATACCCAAAACGCATAATCACTGGTTCTTTTATTTCGTCATAAATCCAATAAAGAATTGGCATTGTTTTTAATTCTGTTGTGCAATACCTAGCCATTTTATTGGGCAAATATTTAGTTCCTTTTTTTGTTTTTATAATTGTATTATCAAATGTCTTACCAGTTACCCAGTCGATTTTACTACCTATAAACTGTTCTAAATCTAACATAGTGTAGATAATAGTATCATCTTCTAAAGTACCTATAAATTCAGTGCCTAACCTATCACTTACTTGTTGTCTTATTTTAGCATCTGGGAACATACATTTTTTATCATCTGTTCTAACTAAAGAAAATACATTATAATCTGCTGGGTAATTAGCTGCTATATAACTTGATGTTTTACCACCGCTTAAACTGTTTACTGTTTTCATTGTGTCGTTGTTTTTGTTAGTGTTCTAGGTACAAAGTATTCTAATGGGTCATATATTTCACCTACTACAAAAGGCAATCCGAACTCATTAATGCTAAAGCTAAACGTTTCAAAAGCATAACCTCTGGAACGTTTGCAGCTTACTGTTATCCATTCTTTATTTACTGTATTTACTTCAAGCTGTATTTGGTTTTCTGTTTTTTTCTCTAAGAAGCTACCTAAGTGTCCAGTTGGCTTGTCACTTCCGTAATTACTATGTATTACCGTTACTATGTGGCAATCGTATTTTGCAGATAGTTGCATTATTTTCTGAACACATAAATTTGATTCTTCTAAATTATTAACGTCACTAACTAAATCAGCAATACCATCTATAATAACTAAACCGTTTTTACCTTTATTTTGCTCTAAACAGTGTTCTATAAATTGTAACCGTTCTTTATATCCTATTGTTCTAAGTGCATAAGTATGGTAACAACCCACCTCTTTAGTGTTACTCATATCCTGCACACGCTTAAAAACTCGTTGTGCGTGCCAGTGTCCTTGCTCTGTATCAAAGTGCATTAAACACCTACCATCTCTATGACCTTTAATTTTGCCTCCAAAGTTATTACCACCACTTAAATAAACTGATGCTAGTAAACTAACAAAAAACGTTTTCTTGCTCTTTGGGGGTGCTTGTACGAAGCTGAAATTACCATAAGTTCCAATTGGAATAGGCATTGTAATATCTCCACCTTTTGCCTGTATAGTTTTCTCCCCTAAACTTAATGCTGTTGGAGGGTACTCCATAATCTCTGATGTGTCGATAGTGCATTCTTCTGCTATCAACTCCATAAGCATATTATGTGTAGTCTGTTCTTCTGTTATCTCTTTCATTGTTTTGTATTGTTTTGTAAAGGTAATAAAAAAGGCGGTTATTACACCGCCCTAGTTAGTTAAAATGGTAAGTCGCTTGTTTCAGCTTCTTGAACCACTTCTTTAGCTTCTTCACGTTCAGCTTTTACAATGTTTCCATCAGTCCAAACCACTTGACCGTTGCCTATGTAGGTTCTTGGTTTCTTAGCCTCTCGTTCTTCTTGTGTTTGGCTAATCATAATTGATGCGTTATTACCGTAACGTGTTTCATCATTTACACTCATTGTAAGGTTTACATAAACCGCATTGTCCTTTCCAGCGATAAATTTCTCCTTTGGTAATTTGTCTACTCTTAAACTGTAGTTAATAATTGCTCCCATAATTTTACTTGTTTTTAATTGTTATTATTTATTATTATTTTTAAAACTTTCGCTTTCATCTTCTCCGAATACGCCTTGCTCATAAAACCCTGTAAGTTTAAGAACTGCTCTACTCATTGCTCGTTTCTCTGCCATTTCAGCAACGTACCAACTATTTGTAGAACTGTCTTTGTAGTTGTCACCTTTTAAAGCACTTCCAAAGGTTTCAATAGTTGCAGAACCTTTATGTGCTATGGCTTTAAATACTGCAAAGTTTGGTTCGCACCTTACTACTTCATAAGTAATTTGAATTTTAGCTACGGCTTGTATTTTATCAATACCGCTTCTAGTAATTATCAAATAGTGTTGATGTTTAAATACATCTTCTTTTTCTAGTTTATACTCTTTGTATAACTCTGTTAATTTTTCTTTGTTCATATTATTTATTTTTGTTGTTAATTTCGTTTAATGCTTCTAAAAATTCTACTCGTTTCTGTAAGGCATCTATACGAGCGTTTAAAAAGTCTATTGTATCTACTGATGCTGCCCTGTTTACATCTTCTGAATAAGTCATATTATAGCTCTTTAAATAGTTCGTGTGGGTTATCTACCTCTAGTAAGAATTTTAAGTCTGTTACTAAGCCATAAGGCATATCCCTAACATATTCGTACATCTCTAACTGGTCTACTGCATAGCCAACTAAAGCAGGGTGTTTAGTGTTACCTGTTTCTAATTTGTCTTTGTACTCTGGTTTTAATCTTTCAAATAAATTCATAATGTATTGTTTTAATTAATATTATGGCAAATATAAAAAAAATAATTCAATAAAAAAAATATAAAAACATTATAAACAAAAAAACCACCCTTTTAAAGGTGGCTTCTTCTGGTTATTACAACCGATATTAAAACAAAAACAATACTTTACAAATATACATTAAGTATCTAGTTCTTTAATTAACATTTCGTATTTTTCTATTAACATTTCTAAATCTGTATTATCTAGCTTAACAGTTTTATTAGCTTCTATGTGTAATTCTTCTGCTAAACCATCATAATAAGTATTATCTAAGTTCTTAGAAAATTTATACTGTTCCCCATACCTAAACACATTACACCCTGCACATTGAACTTGGCAATTTTTTTCGTGCCACCTAGTAGAGTAGTGTTTACGGCTTTGAAAATGTCCGTTTTGTAGCTTCTTCCAATGGTCTTTTTTGCCACAAGTAAAACATTCAGCTATATCATTCTTAGCGTATCTACGTCTTATATATACACTAAAAATCTTATCTAGTTTATCTACTAATTTTTTGCGCTGTGTTCTTTTTGCCATTTGATTAGTTCCCCTAAGTCTTATATTTTATTTAACTTTTTATATCTATTTATTTTGTATTTGTTTTTTATGCCTTTAAGGGCAACAAAACATTTAACTAAATGTCTAGTTTTAATAAAAAATTCAAAGTTATATATTTTATTTTAGAAAAAAAAGTAAAAAACTATTTATTTTTTCCAGTGCTTAGTTATCTTCTCTGCAGAACGCATCCCAAAATAACCTCCATAAACCAAAAGTAATAAAGAACTAAGTAAGTCAATCCAATCTGAGGCTATTTTAAAACCCTCTAAAGAACTATCTAATATAATATAGATAAATAGTGTAGCGGTTAAAAAGGCTAGTGTTAAGGGTCTTATATTGCGTGTTAAGTAACTATCTGTATTGTTATCTGAAACCCACCTTTTTGTGGTTTCTTGCATTTCTATTTTATCAAAGTTTAACTCTTCTAATAAAAGTTGTTTATCTGTTTCACTTAGTTTTTCATCAGCACCAATTTTAGATGCTAAAACCTCTAAGGCTTCTATTCCTGTAACGTTTCCTGCTATTTTTAAC